GTCCATATTTGAGTAGAACAATTCAAATGCGTCACCATGAATGGTAACCCAGTTCGTCAGTTCACGAATCACCTTCGGAGCCATACACATGTGCCAAAACATGCGTTGGGTCTCGTCACGGCGGAAAGTGCACTTCAGAAATTGAAATGTATCCACTCCCACATATGGTAGTGGGGTCGAGTCGTCTTTGGTTGGGGGAGTACAATCATAGCCATAGAACTTGTTAATGGCAATGATGTTTGTTACATTGTAAATGTCGAGGTGGTCGCTCGAGACCGTCCCTCCTCCATCGTCACCTACAGCAACTTCGTGGGCTTGTTCTTTCTTAGCCTCACAAGTTGCGTCTTCAATCTTGCCAGCACAGAGATGTAGTTCGATCCAGTTCGCGTAATTCTGCATGTCGTGCACTCCAGTGTTGTCGTCTGAAGTTCCCTCCTTGCCAGAAGGGATTCCTAGTTGGGCACGATACACAGTATCACTAACGATATGGATCCTGTCTGTCGCTGCAAGTGTGCACGTCGAACGGATACGATCCATCTCTGTTGTGTCAGAGCCGGTCAATCCCTCGGCGTGCGATAGTACACGGTTGTCGACTTCATACTTGTCTGCGATGTCTTCTGCAGCAACATTACCATCCCAGCCTTTGAAATCTTCTTCAATGAAGGCGGTTCCAGTTTCTTGGAGGTAATTGATGAGAGCCGTTGGTTGTGATCCGTGCATATCGAGTGCGAGAGCTGAGCCGACTTCAAATCCAGCCTCAAGTTTGAATGCGCGCATTCCTGCGTACAAACGACGAGAGGTGATGAGCCAGGCGATGTTCTGAACGTTGAAGAATCGTGTTTTGTAGAGTCGTTGGAGGGAACGGCGTTCGTCCTTAAGAGTGTCCAAGTAGTAGTTGTACTTAATTTGTCCATCTTTAAGACCTTGCCAAATTTCCTCGAGGTGCCGAGTCAGTAGGGGTCCGGGTGAGTAAATGGGATTTCCGTCGGAGTTTGTACCAATTGTTTCGAAAAGGAAGGTACGACCTTTTTCACCTTGGGGGCGGAGACGTACGTATGGAAAACCAGGTGAAGTGTCCATGCGTATGGGCGGAATGTACTTTTGTCCAGGTACACCGTTTATCGCTTCGAGAACAG